TTTTGTAAGATATACATATGATAAAAGCGATCTTTCTCAAGAAGAAGTAGACCAATATATAGTTCTTTCCACAGAAGTAGTTATCTCTTCTAATATTCAACAAACAATCAATGTACTTCAAAATCAGATAGATATGGCTATACAAGAAGATGGGAAAATACCTATGGCGCTTGTTGAAGCTAGTAATACCGCACGAAAGGAATATAACGATTGTGTTAATCGTCAGCAAAAATTACTCAACGATCTTAAAGTAAAAAGAAGTGAAAGATTGAGTAAGCAAGTCAAAGAAACTGCCTCAATTATTAATCTAGTTCAAATGTGGAAAGAGGAAGAGAGTAGACAAAAATTAATTAAAATGGCAGAAATGAGAAAACAAGTTATAGAAAAAGAGATAGATAGATTGTCTTCTATGGACGAGATAAAATGTAAAATCCTTGGAATTTCTAAATATGAGATTTTAAATGGATGAGCATTATATGTAAAGTAGATGGCAAGGAATTCAAAGATGAGAAAAGTCTTCATCTTGCATTGAGAAGTTATGGTTTAAGTAAAGAAAAATATTACCATAAATATTTTCCAAAAAAAGATCTTTTAACAGGAGAAGTAATCAATTTTAAATCAAAAGAACAATATTTTAATAGCGATTTTAACGATAAAAATAATATGAAAAGATGGTTAAAAGAGCAAACTGTAAATAAAGCCCAAGAATATTGTAAAGAAATTTTAATAAAAAGAAAAAAAGAGAAGAATCTTATTTATTCTCCTTCTCAAATAGAGCTTAGAACTATTATGAGTCCATCTGTTATATTTTATAATAGCATATTTGAAAGTTATTATGATCTATGCTCTTCTATAGGTTTAGAAAATAAATTTATTCACCCCAATAATATCTCTAATCAATTTGAAAATAAACTAAATATAAAAGATATAGTTTACGTTGACACAAGAGAACAAAATTGGTTAAAGTTTAATATCCCTTTTGAAATTAAAACTTTATCTTATGGAGATTATGCATGTTCGAACGACAATTGCAATTGTTATATAGAAAGAAAAAGTCTTAGCGATTTTATAAGCACATTAAGTAGTGGTAATCTTGAAAGGTTTGATAATGAAATATTAAAAGCCAAAAAAGACGGAGCATATTTAGTCGTTATTATAGAAGAAAAGCTTTCTAACGCATTAAGCTTTCAATATCTTCCTCATATTAGCAAAAAAATTAAAGCTACTCCAGATTTTATATTTCATAACGTTAGAAGTCTGATACAAGAATATGATAACTTACAATTTTTGTTTGTTGACGGCAGAAACGAAATGAAAAGGACAATAGAAGCTATTTTTTCTAGCAAATGTTTTTATAAGAAAATAGATTTGCAATTAGCTTATGATATGAAACTTTTATGATGGAATGCCCACAAAAATATATAAAAGAAATTAAGGATATAAATAAAGAGCTATCCGAACTTAAAGGATTTTTGAACGACAGAGAAGCAAAGATTACTCTTGCTAGATTTTTGAGATCAAATATTGGATTTACGACAGAATTGATTAGTGGGATTAAGCTCGCTCCATATCAAGAAATACATTTAAAAGCTTTTTTTAATAGAAATTTTAACATGTCTGTTTTTGGTCGAGGCTGTGGTAAAAGTTTTATGGCCGCTGTATTTTGCTTTCTCCAATGCATATTTGAGCCTAATACAAAAATTCTTATAGCAGGTCCTACTTTTAGAACAGCAAGATTTATTTTTAATAATCTTGAAAAAATAGTAAATAGTCCTGGAGCAGAATTATTAGCTCAATGCTTTGGCGCGAAAGCAAAAAGAAATGATCAATTTGAATGGCAAATTAATGGTGGAAGCATAGTAGCTATTCCTCTTAATGGTGAAAAAATTCGAGGATTTAGAGCTAATATTCTTGTGCTAGATGAGTTTTTATTATTACCAGAAGAAATTATTAAAAATGTATTAATGCCATTTCTTGTTGCTCCGCAAAATATTAAAGAAAGAATGGAGATTAGAGAGATGGAGGATAAATTAATTTCTGAAGGGCTTATGAAAGAAAAAGATAGAATGGTTTTTGAAAATACAAGTAAAATGTTAGCATTTTCTTCTGCTAGTTTTACTTTTGAAAATCTTTATAAAACATATAACGAATGGACAGAGAAAATAATTAGTCAAGAAAAGGGAGAAGCCACTTATTTTGTTAGTCAAATGAGTTACGAAGCTCTCCCCGAAGAAATGATTGATAAGACAATCATTGAAGAGGCTCAAAATGGAGGCGCTAGTCATAGTAGTTTTTTAAGAGAATACTGTGCTAGATTTACGGATGGAAGCGATAGTTATTTTAATGCAAAAAAAATGGAAGATTGTACTTTAAAATTTAACGAAAAGCCTCATACTCTTTTAAAAGGCGACCTTGATAAAAAATATATTTTAGGAATTGATCCCAATATGAGCGACAGTCCAAACGCAGATTATTTTGCTATGGCAATTTTAGAAATTGATGAAGAAAAAAAACAAGGAATTTTAGTGCATACTTATGCTGGTCTGGGGAATTTAAAAAATCATGTGGCATATTTACATTATGTTATGACAAATTTTAATATTGTTTTTATGATTATAGATAACGCTGGCGCAGATGTTTTTCTTTCTGCTTGTAATCAATCTGAATTATTTAAAAAACAAAAAATAGAAATTAAAACTATAGATATAGATTCAGATTTAGAAGGAGTTGATTACGAGATGATGATCCTTAATGCCAGAAAAAAATATAATTTACAAGACAAAAAAATAGCTTTCAATCAAATATTTACAAGTAATTTTATAAGAAAAGCAAATGAATATTTACAAGCCTGTATAGATTATAAAAAAATATGGTTTGCTAGCAAAACTGGAGCTAATGAAGAATTTTTTAATGAAGTAGCTAATAGAGGCGCGACAATAGAATTAATCAAAACCGAAGATAAAAAAGATTGGACTATACTTGATTTTATAGAAAATCAAGATGATTTTATATATCAAACAAAAAAACAGTGCGCTTTAGTAGAACATTCTTCTACTAGTAGAGGCACACAATCTTTTGATTTGCCTCAGCATTTAAAAAGAAGTACTTCTGCAAATAAAGCTAGAAAAGATAATTACTCTGCTCTTATGTTAGCTAATTGGGCTTCAAAGTGTTATTTTGATATGATGCACCTTCCTGAGATAGTTGAGTCCGCCACTTTTTCTCCTATATTAATCAAATAAATTAGTTATTGATTTATTTTTTCAGTATTATTTTAATATAAAGTGTAATATTTGAAGTAAAATGTCTAAAAATTTAAAAAAACAACAAAAAGAATCGAAAACAAAGCAAACAGAGCCTCTTATGGTAGCCTCGGCTTCGGTATCAGAAGTAAAAGCCTCTGTAGAGGGTTCTTCTACTAGAAGAAATATATCTTCTAGTATACAAAGAACAGATAGATATAAGAATATTGATGATGGCATAATACCATTTAGATACTCTACTGGTATAAAAAATGCTTCTAATATGAATATTAGAGATGCTGTGATTTTATGTCAAAAAGCCTATTATAATTTTTCTATATTTAGAAACACAATTGATTTAATGACTGAATTTTCAAATAATAATATTTACTTTACGGGTGGCAGTCAAAAATCAAAAGATTTCTTTGAAGCTTTATTTAGAAAAATAAACTTGGCTGATTTTCAAGATCAATTTTTCCGCGAATACTATAGAAGTGGAAATATTTTTATATATAGGTTTGATACATTAGTCCAAGATGCGGATATAACAAAAATAACTCAAACATTTGGTTTAAATACTTCTGAAGCTGCTGTAAATCTTCCTTCTAGGTATATGATCCTTAATCCAGCTGATATTCAAATGGCTGGAAGTATAAATTTTTCAGTAGGCAGATATTATAAAATGATTAGTGATTATGAGTTAGAAAGATTAAAAAACCCGAAGACGGATGAAGATCGTGAAGTTTTTGAAAGTCTACCCCCAGAAACTAAAAAGATGATACAACAAAAACTAGCTGGGACAATTAGTCTTCCTTTAGATGGAGAAAGATTATGCGCTGTTTTTTACAAAAAACAAGATTATGAACCATTTGCAATTCCTATGGGATTTCCGGTTTTAGACGATATTAATTGGAAAGCTGAAATGAAAAAGATGGACATGTCTATTACAAGGACAATGCAGCAAGCAATTTTATTAGTGACTATGGGCGCTGAACCAGAAAAAGGCGGAGTTAATCAAAAAAATCTTGAAGCGATGCAAAAACTATTTGAAAATCAAAGCATAGGAAGAGTTTTAATCGCAGATTATACTACAAAAGCGCAATTTGTGATACCAGATATTGGTAATTTAATAGGTCCTCAAAAATATGAAGTCGTAGATAGAGACATCCAAATCGGATTAAATAATATTCTGATTGGTAATGAAAAATTTGCCAATCAAAGCATTAAAGTGCAAGTTTTTATAGAAAGACTAAAACAAGCGAGAGAAGCTTTTATAAATGAATTTCTTATTCCAGAAATAAGAAGAATAAGTAAAGATCTTGGTTTTAAAAATTATCCTATGCCCCATTTCCAAGACATAGATCTTAAAGATGACGTACAATATATACGAATTTACAATAGATTAATGGAATTAGGAATTCTTACCCCAGAAGAAGGAATTAGAGCAATAGAAACTGGTAGGTTACCAACGCAAGATGAATCAGAGCTTTCTCAGCAAAAATATAAAGAACTAAAATATAAAGGATATTACCAACCTTTAATTGGAGGAGTAAAACAAAATGAAGAAGGCAGACCAGCAGGAACCGGAACTCCTCAAACTACAAAAAATGTTAAACCAATAGGCCAAGGAAAACAATCTAAAGCTGAAGAAAAGTATAGCTTTAATAAGGTTAAAGAGAATTTAATTCTTGCGCAGAAATTAGAAGAAGAAGTTTCTGCTTTTTTGAGAAAAAAACATAAGATTAGAAAATTAAGCGGTCAACAAAAAGAAATAGCCGAACAAATAAGTAAAATTATTATAGCTAATGAATCTCCAGAAGTTTGGGGTTCTAAAATCGAAGATTATGTAAATTCTCCTGTAGATAAAAATGATGAAAATATTTCTTCTATCAATATAATAGCTTACAATCATCAGATTGATTCTTATCTCGCCAGTATTTTATTCCATAGCAAGGTAAAATAACATGCCTACATATATTAGAGTCAAACAAATCAATCAAGAAGAATTAAGTGGATTTTTTACTAATTCAATTTCTAATCAAAATAGTTTATTAAATTCTATAATTAGACAAAGTGCCGTTATCAATACTGGAAATCAAAACATAAGCGGAATTAAAAAGTTTTTTGATGACACAAATTTTGGTAATATCTATTCTACAGGAGTCGGGTCTTTTAATATAAATGAAGATTCAAGTTTTGATTTGTCTGGTAATTCTATAATCTTTGATCACAATACGACGACTGGAAAATTACAATTTAGTGCTAATAGCGGAATTAGACTTTATCATCAAAATGATAAATATAATCCTAATTATGCTCCTATAACAATTACTACAGGAAATGATGTTTTAATTAATGGCAATACTTCTTTTGGTCAATATAATTTCTTTTTTACTGAAGCAAACCAATTTAATAGTAAATTAAGGAATCGAATACATTATTTAATTTCTAATAATTTAGAATCTTTACCTTCGGGTTTAAAAAATAATAACATACTCAATATTTACTATAATTCAAACAACTCAACAGATTTAAAGAATATTAAAAACGCATTAAAATGCGAGTCTTTTATAGTCACCGATTTACCAGAAAATTCTTCTGATTTCTTTAATCATAATTATATTTCTATTACAGGAGGAATATATTCTGGTAAAGCTCTTAAGAAGATAAAATATGGAACAACAATAGGCAATGGATATAACAGGGTTCTTTTAAAAGGATCTGGTTATTGGCACGCTGAAAGCGTGAGATCAGGATCATTTCCTTATGGAGGACTAAAATATGTTAATGGATCTACAGTTTCATTAGGAATTAATAATCAATACGCTTCAATATCTCCCGCAATAATAAAACCAAAAACATATCATCTAGAAACTTTTTATGATATCATTGTTCCTAGTGGAGGAGGACAACTAAGACCATTAAAATTTGAATTGCCAAGTAGTCCAGGAAAAATACAAGGTCAAGTTTTAAATTTAGCTTTTCATTTTGAACCCGATAACACGCCTCAAATTGTGAGTGGATTTTATATAGTTTATAATCAAACAGTTCCAATATATACAGGCACAATATTTACTATGACAGGAGCAAGTTATGCATTTTCTCAAAAAGAAAGGATTGTTTGTATTAAGCAGGGCAATTTTAAAGAGGCTCCTTTTAATAATCCAGGAGTTCCAAATGGCGGGTTAATTTTTGCCCTTGATAATGTTTATTATTATGAAAGATGGTAATAATAAGTACAATAACGAGATCGTTTTGCACAAAAATGATCATGCAGGCGTTATACACAATAATTCCTTTGAGAGCGCTTTGAACAAAAGCGATCTCGTTATTGTATTAGAAGGGTGTAACTATTAAAAATGAAAAACGAAAGAATAGAAACAAATTTTCTTAAAACAGATTTTATAGAAATTAACAATTCTTCTAAATTAACATTTTTAAATAATTTAGAAGTTTCCGGAAATCTAGAAGTTTCCGGAAATCTAGAAGTTTCCGGAAATCTCACAATTCAAGGTGATTTAAGATATCAGCAAATTGTAGATATAATAGTTACAGGAAATGTTAGTGGCCATACAGGATATTTTGAAAATTTATATGCAAATAATTTAGTTTACAATACTGGAGATCAAACTATCAGCGGAGAGAAAACTTTTTCTGACACAGGCTCTTTTAATACATTACAAATAACCAATAAAAAACTATCATCTTATTCTTTTAATACTACTAATTTCTTTTTTGGGGATAATTATTTAAATCTTGTTAATAGT